CTTTACGAGCTCATTATTCGGTAACTGGACGTGAGTTGCCCGAGAACAAGCGAGAGCTAGCGAGACCTCCTTATTAGAGAGGAATCTAACTAGCCCCCACGAGACCAGGTCACTAGCGTCTTTAAGATCGATGGTCGCATACTCTCTAGTCCGTGAGGACAGGAGAGCAAGAACACCGTTCTGCTCTTGGTTGTCGAATTTGATCGACGAGCTCTGTTCGCGAAACCGCGAAACAGTTAATAGACGACTGCGTTGGATCGTCGCTTCGAAGGTGCGCCTTTGGCCCTGTTGTATCCACATAGCCGATGAAGGCTGGGTGCAAATGATACGTGGGCCGCGCTTATCTTTCGGAACGACCGCCAGCTTGGAAACCATATGGCTCCAGCGGGCACGGGAGTAATCATATTCTCCCGGAGACGGACAGAAGTATTCGCTAATGGGATACAGTTTGTCAGTAAGACGACTGCATGCCATATCGATCTGCTTCCATTTATGGATTCCCGCTTTTGAGTCTGAGACGGCGCCGGGACCATGGAACGGTTTAATGTTCCTATAGTCCCAACGTTGCGTCACCATCCTCCATAAGAGGCGGGCGATTCTCAAGGCTTGGCCGGAGCTGTCCTCACTTTCAGATCTATATCTGTAGTGAGACTGTGACAACTGGTAACACTGAGCATTACGCTCAAGGAAACCAGAAGTAGCCATATCCGTTTGTTTTGTAGTGATTTCATTGGACCTAGACTTATATGTGAGCAGACAAACCTGCCGTATAGCGCGTAGGAATGCCGGATTACCGGTACCCCAAAACGCATACAACAAGTCTACTAATTCTCTCGGAGCACAAACGTAATAACCGATGCGCAATGCATCTGCGTTCCGTGCACTCCAGACAAGGATGACGTCAATACGTTCTTCTTGTGGAGGTTTCCTTAGCCTTTCAGCTTCGGGCCCCTCGATTATCTGTACACTAACAACATTTCTGTCGCCAATGTTTTCGATAAGAACTAGTAGGTCCTTCCATAATTCCTCGTAAAGAGGAATCCTGGAACTAAGCAGTTGTGGGCCAAACCCATATATGCTGCGTAGGTCACATTGCAGGCGATCTAACATTGTCTGTATATTTAACATAACAACATCTCCTATATAGGTGATCACCTTGAAGACCTACTGCGCGTTAACTATGCGCAATAGGCTAACCCCACGATTCTTGAGATTGGGCGTAACGCCCTGGCCTCGAGAACCGTATCCGGACTTTGTAGACGGGTGTCTTATGTCCGCTACACATGTTGAACAGAGCCAATCCCCACCCCGCACGAGCCCGTATCTCCGATAGGAAATACTAAGTTCGTAAAGGAAGGAAGCTCCTGTACGTCTATCCCAGCATTCTGTTTTTATGCAGTATGTAGTGCTACGTAGTGGGACCTTAAAGGGTCCTTCAAACGTAACATGGGAGGGATGACATGTAGTACTGAGTATCACGTATTCCCCAGAAGGGAGTGAGTGCTCAATACAGGCTAGCATTCTATCGTTTAGCATTTTCATTGTATATACTTTGTTAATGCATCCAATAGGATGCAAGGGTTACTGTTCGATCGTACGTTATTTAATCCTTAAGTGATCAACTTAAGGGGTCTCGCGATTAACCGCCGCAGCGACATTTGCCGCACGGAGGGTAATAGCAGAGGCCAACCAGTCAGTCATGTCAGCGATCATGGCGTCACGATTAGTGGCATCCATGTCCGATGGCAGTTCCAACTGGAATTTGACGTATCCAGTGTCGTAGGTAATACCGGAATCAGGCGTATAAGTACGCCCGAATGAGTACACCGTGCGTTGGACCGTCTTCGCCGGGAACAACTTGCTCTTCACCACTTGGTGAGCGATTCGGAGCCAGTCGGGGAGGTTAGCACCACGGGACAACGTGCGAAGAATCGCAGATGTACCGGAGGGGCGTTCAACTACGTTGAACACCTTGCTATTCAGGGTTATGGTTTGATCCATGTTGTTATTGACACATTGAACCAAGTGTCAGGGTTTAGTTTGTTGGGAACTGCCCAACTACAGCACGCCAGGAATAAGGACGTGAACTTATACGACCTCGGCTTTATTGAACTATGACTTCGGCTTAAAACCCGGAATCACAGAACCGTAGGCTTTGATTAGGTTCTCCCTTTTTGAGGGGGATAGCTTTTCAATTCCAGCTCGTACCTTTGCACTAACGTGCTTAGATATACGGCTGTTGTCGAGGAAGGAGAGGATTAACTTCCCCTTCTTAGTTTTGTTCAATGCTAAAAGTCCGAGTAGGACATACGGCATTGCACGTCTCGGATACCTCAGAGCCGGCATAAGAGGAACTGTCGCTGGATAGCGAAAGAACGCCTTCTGCTCTTCAACTCCAATTACTTGGCCGATTGGGCCACTAGTATCTGAGTGACGAGTACGAATACTTCTTCGTCTCGAATCGGTAACGCACACAGAAACGTTAGAAACGTCATGTGTTAGACAGCCTTGAAGGTTTTCTATTGCGCCACCGATGTTGTAAAACCAGTCAATCACGAAACTTAGTCTCGTGACGGACCAGACAGTTGCTAAGGACGGTACAAGACCAAGCGCTCCTAATTTATTCAGGATAGCTTGGCCCTCTGGACCGAGTTTAGGCTTAACCTTAGCACGTATAGTCACACCGACTGTACGACTCTTACTAACTGTATCGTATTCACATCTATATGTTTGCCAGGCCAATGGCCCGTTAACCACGTTGATGTTGA